AATCTTTCTTTTTATCTCTCATCTGTCAACCTTTCTTTCTTTATCTATCAAACTTATATAGATTGTTTATTTAATTTTCAGGCCCCTTGCCTGTTATCTAAATTTACTATGAGTATAGGCATAATACCTACATATTTGGGGGATATCTAGACCCACATTTGGCATATACAGTAACCCACAATCATAAATTATTATCGTTAAACATAAAAAATAAAAAAAATATCGTTAATCTATTTGCTTTGACTATAATTATCGTAAATTATCGTCATGAAAATAATGAAAAATGAAAAAAAGAGAGTTATTGAAACTTATTGCAAATCGCCACACATAAGTATGAAAGAATTAGCAATTAATTCAAATATAGCTTATCCTACATTAATGAAATGGATGCATGATCCTGTATTCATAGATCAGATATATAAAAGATATATGGAAGTTGCAGGAATTGAATTACCTAATGTTATTAGTGCGATGATAAGAGAGGCTAAAACAGGAAATGTACAAGCAGGTAGACTAGTCTTAGAACATTTTGGAAAACTAGAAAACAAGATAAAGATACAGGTTGAAAGTCCTTTTGAAAAATTTGTAAAAGCAAAAGAAATTCAAGCAGAGGAGGCTGAATATATTGAAGAAGATAATGCAGAAATGGATAGCGATAATAGAGATTTCATTAATAAACTTTATGTCGAAAGCGAAGATACAATATCTACTTTACCAAAAAGAGATACTGAGTCTAAAACTAAGAGAGAAGCTAGAGAAAAACAGCAAATTGAATATCAAACTCAAAAAGAAATTAAAAAAGCTAGATACTCTTCTAATAGCCAAACAAGATATCAGCTCAGAAAAAGGGCAAAAGCAGTAGGTCTACCATTAATGACCACTTCAGGAAGACCATTAAAATCTGAAAGAGAAGAGTGGTTAAGAGAATTAGAAAGATTAGAAATAGAAAGATTTGGTGAAATTCAGAACTTGTAAATAAAATAAATAAAATAAAATATAATATATATAATATATATAATATATATATATAATATATATATATAGAAAATAACTCATTTTGACAAAAAAACAAGAACTTTTTTTAGAACATAAGAGAAATTGGTATGAATTTACAAAATACCAACCTCATAATGGTCAAGAAAAATTACATTTTCCTGATAAAGAGGCTCGTTTCACAGTTTCAGTTTGTGGTAGGCGATGGGGCAAGTCTATAGGAGCATCAAAAGAGATTGAGCCTCTCCTCCTCCAACCAAATAAAAGAGTATGGGTTGTTGCTCCAACATATTCAGGTGCAGAAAAAGTCTTTAGAGAAGTATGGCGAGAGCTTATAATGAAACAAGGTCAGCCTACTAGAAGAGCATCATACAAAGATATGTATATTGAATTTGAGTGGGGATCAGTCTTTGAAGGAAAATCAGCAGATAATCCTAATTCTTTAGTTGGAGAAGGTTTAGACTATTTGGTTCTTGATGAGTGTGCCAAAATGAAAAAAGTTATTTGGGAGATGTATTTAAGACCTACACTATCAGATAGAAAAGGTAAAGCCTTATTTATTACAACTCCTGAAGGCTATAATTGGATTTATGATTTATATTTATTAGGACAAGATAAAAATGAAAAAAATTGGAACAGCTTTAATTCACCTAGTTGGGAAAATCAATATGCATACCCTGATGGGCAAAGTGATGAAGATATACAAGAAGTTAGAAAGAACATTGACAAAACTGTTTTTGATCAGGAATATGGGGCAAAATTCACTTCGATGGCAGGTAGAGTTTATCCTTTTGATAGGAATTTGGATTGTGGCAACTACCCTTATAATCATTCTTTGCCAACTTATTGTGCAATAGACTTTGGATACAGGATGCCATCTGCAGGATGGTTTCAAGTAGAAATAAGGAATGGAAAACCTCATATTTACATTATAGACGAGATCTGCCATAAAAAAAATGTAAAAACTGATGAATTTGCTAAAATGATTAAACAAAGACCATATAAAATAGTAGCATATTTTGGAGATCCTGCAGGTAAAAATGTTCAAGCACAAAGTGGTTTGGGTGATATAGATATTTTTCGTAGATTTGGCATATCTGTAAGATCTGTAAGAGATAAGACTAGTAGATCAATAAATGCAGGAATCTCTCATGTAAGATCTTTTATAGAGAATGCAGATAAAGAAAGATACCTTCATGTAGATTATAAATGCAAAGGCTTATCTGAGGATTTAGAAAATTATAGATATCCCCCTGAAAAAGAAGGAATGAACTTAAAACTTGATCCAATTAAAGATGGCTATCATGATCATGGTTGCGATATGATTAGATATTTTTTTATAAACAGGTTTCCTATTAGACAACAAGGAATAAATATAGTGAGAAATAAATGACATATTTGGCAGAAGATATAATCAAAGAATCTATAAAAGAATTTAAAGCTGAACAAAGCAGAAGAAGAAGACATCATGTAGAAAAGATGATAAATTACTACATGGGGCAGAATACTGATCAGTATATTGATGAATACTTTTCAGCAGATACTTTTAGAGAAGTTCCACTATATAAAATTAATGTTACTAAAAAATTTATAGACAAGTTAGCAGGAGTATACAGAAATGCTCCTAGAAGAAAAGTTGGTGGTACTTATGACAATCCTAGATATGAAGGATTGATACATAAGAAGAATCTAAGACTAAAGCACGTTGAAAGGATGACTAGACTCTTAGATGTTATTGCACTAAATGTTAGTTTTGATGAGCAGACAGAAAAAATAAATTATCAACCAATTTATTATTTTGATGCTTATTTTGATCAATTAAATCCTAAAGATCCTATAGCTGTTATATACCCAATGCTACAGCCTACAGATGATTTATCATATGCTGATGATGTAATGTTCTGTTATTTTGATAGTGAGAGAAAAGTAATTTATGATAGTGATGGTAATATTATAGAAGAAATTCCTCACTCATATGGTGTCTTACCCTTTGTATTCCCAAGAAGAATAGAGCAAATTGATGATTTCTTTGGAGAAGGTGCTATTGATATTGTTTCTGTCAATGAACATATAAATATTACAATGACAGAACTTCAATTAGGATTAAGATTTCAAATGTTTGGACAACCATTTGCTACAGGAGTTTATGAAGATACCCCTATAACAAGAACAGGTTCAGACACAATAATTAACTTACCTGAAGGTGCTAATTTTGGTATAACCTCACCAAATGCAAAAATAAGAGAAGTCATAGATTCTATTAAGTTTCAAGTAGAAATGTTAGCCATGACTAATCATCTTTCTGTTTCTTTTGAGTCCAATCAAGATAGACCTAGTTCAGGACTAGCTTTAATGATAAAAGATCATGATAGGATAGAATATTACAAAGATGATGTTGAACTTTTTAGAGATTTTGAACACAACCTTTATAACCTTGAGCGTACTATTGCTGACACTAATGGTATTTTTCTTCCTGACGATTTTTCTATTGATTTCTTTGAGCCTGACTATCCTATTTCTATGCAAGAGCAAATTGCAAAAGATACTTGGGATTTAGAGCGTAATCTTACAACACTTCCTGAAATAATGATGAGATATAAAAAAGATATTAGTATACAAGATGCAAAGAAATTAATAGGAGAAAATTCAGAAATAAATAATGTCTAGAGATGAAAAGATTGAACAAAGGGCAATGCCTAGAGTATTAAAGGTTCTAGAAAAGTACAGAAAAAAATGCTCTAAAGATATGAGGATAAGACTTCTTTCTAGTTTAAGAAGTGATAATGGTGATCCACAAGAGCCATTAACATATAAAGGTAGAAAGTATCCTAATCTGCCAATTTTAATTCAAAGTGGAAATTTAAAAGATTCTATAAAAGTTAGTGCTAGTGAAAATCTTGTGAAAGGATCATTTTTTGTTGCTAGTGGATCAGATTTAGCACAACAACATAATGATGGATATACTTACACGATGAGGAATGGTAAACAAAATACTGTTCCTGCTAGACCATGTTTAGATATACCTGAACAATATAAAGTAGATGGAACTCAGTTAAATCTAATGTTAGATGATATGATAGATATATTTGATGAAGAAATTGATAGAGAATATGGTAAAGAATTTGGTAGATAATAAAATATAAATATATTTAAATTAAATACAACAAAAAGGAGCAGTAATGCTAGAAGATAATAGTCAGTTGACTAAAGAAACACAAGAACAGAATGTTCAAACTACAAATTCAGAAGAATCTGTTGATTATAAAAGCCTCTACTTGCAGGAAGTGCAGAATGCAAAAAAACTTCGCAAGAGATCGCAGGATGTAGAGAAAAAACTCACCTCTTTCGAGAAAAAAGCAGAAGAGGGTAGATTAGCACAACTTAAAGAGAATGAACAGTATAAAATTTTGTCAGATGAATTACAACAAAAACTAGATGCTGTTAATCCTTATAAAGAAAAGTGGGAATCTTATGAATCTCAGAAAAGAGAATCTTTACTTTCTCAGATACCTGAGGCTGATAGAGAAATGTTAGCAACTAAAGACTTGCAAACATTAGAATACATTGTGAAAACACAAAGTAATATTACAACTAATAATCCTTCATCATCTGTTGGGGTATCTAGAAATATCTCTACTCAAAAATCTTGGTCAGAAATGAATGAGCAAGAAAGAAGAGAATATTATAATTTTGCCTCTAAGGGTGGTAGGGTATAAATTTAAATAAAAGGAAAAAATTATGAGTTTAAATCCAACAGCAAAACCATTTCTCTCAGGAGGACTTGGACTTGATCATACATCAGATAATGCAGATGCACCATTAGGAGTATTTGTACCTGAAGTTTGGGGTGCATCAATTAAAGATTATATGGAAAAGAATCTTGTTTTTGGTTCATTAGCCAATGACTTATCTGCTATGGTAGCAAATGGTGGTGATGTCATTCATTTGCCAAAGCATTCTGAAATAGTTGCTGAAGATCTGTATGGATCAACAGAGGCTAGTAAATTAAATGGTAGTCCTATTAGTTTTACAGATATGGCAAATAGTGGAATGGAAACTGATCATCAGTTAATTGTCAATCAGTCTTCTTATTCAGCAGTAGCAATAAGTGATATAGCACAAGCTCAAGCTAGTTATGATGTAATGAATATTTATACAGAAAAGCTAGGTTATGCTTTAGCTAAAAAGATTGATTTTTATTTAGCTCAAAAGCTATATCAAGCAGTTACTTTTAATGATCCTTTAAATACTGATGCAGATGGAGTTTCAACTAATGCAGTAGTGTTTACATCACAAAATTCATATAATATTGATACATCAGGTTTAGCTAATTTAGTACAAGCTATATATGAGGCTGATGCTAATATTTCTGATTTTGCATTAGTATTAGCTCCTGCAACTTATGCTAGTCTATATAAGTTAGATGCATTTCAAAAATATGAAGGTACAGGTGTAGCAGGTGATTCTAATTTACTTATAAATGGATTTGCAGGTAAACTAGTTGGTATGGATGTTATTATATCTAATAACTTTGTTCATGCAGTAAATGGAGGTTCATACACTCAAACAGCATCTCCAACCTTTAATAAGGTAACAGGGAATACTAGTGATACTGACCAATTAGCAGGATATGCAATACATAAAGATGCATTACATATTGCTTATGCTAGTGGTATGAAAGCTAGAGTTCAAAGTGATTATAACTTAGAATCATTATCTACAAGATTTGTTGCAGATAGTGTTTATGGTTGTTTAGTTACATCTAATATAACTACAAATAAAAAGTTATTTGCTTTAACAGATGCTGATGCTTAAACTAATTGTAGTTTAATAATAATAAGGGGAGGATAACCCCTCCCCTATTATTTATAATAAAAGGATAAAATATAATGGCAGAAACAAATTTAGTAGGAAGAACATCTCAAACAAAACTCAACTCAATGGCTGTTGATTTAATTGATGTAACACTTCTAACGACTATTGATACTCATGCTGATGGTGATGTTATCTCTCAATCTATTGAAATACCTAACGCTGTTGCAGTAGAAGGTGGTACAGCAATTATTCAATCTATTTATTTACAAAATCAAGATAACGATGTAGAATCCCCTGCTTTAGAATTGGTATTTGCATCAAAAAATACAAATATTACTTCTGATATTGGGGATGGAGTAGAGGTAAATGATACTGATTTAATTACAGCAACACTTTTAGGTAGCTCTACTGTTAGTAATTGGAGTTTATTAAAACCATCTGAAAATGAAATAGCAACTAAAACTAATATAGGTTTAGTTGTAAGAGCTGATTCTAATTCAAAAAGTATTTTTGTTCATACTATAAATAGAAGTGGGGCAAACTATACTCCATCAGGTACAGCAGTCTTAAAAGCTAAAATTGGTGTAGTAAAAGATTAATGTTTCCTTCAAGACGAGCAACATTAGGTGGCGATGTATTCAGAGATGAATTTTCTGTATCTTTTGATGGTACTGATGAATTTATAGATACTACTTTTGTGCCTAATTATGATGTCTTCACAATTTCAGCTTGGATAAATGTAAATACAGGTGGTAATAGAATTATTTTTGATGGTAGGGATAATGTTAATGATGGTATGTTATTTTTTATAGGTTCAGATGAAAAAATTTCATTAAGAGTAAATAGTGTACAGGTTAATGCTCCATCTACAATAATTCCAAATGTTTGGCATCATGTTGTGGGTACAAGTGATGGCTCTACAGGAAAACTATATTTAAATGGTGTTGAAATTAAAAAAAGAGAAGCATTAGGAACAACTATATCAAATATAACAAGCGATGCTATGATTGGTGCTAGAAATCCATCAACTCCTGTATCTTATTTTAATGGAGAGATTTCTGAAATTGCTTTTTATAATAAAAGTTTATCAGCATCAGAAGTAAAAACTATCTACAATGGTAGAGAGCCTTATAATCATAAAGAGGGTGTTTGTTATAACAATTTAGTAGCATGGTACAGGATGGGCGATGGTGCATTAGATAGATTTGGAATAACAGGATCTACAAGTTATCAAAATGGTGTGATAACAGATGTAGTCAATGCAAAGCTAGGTAATAATTTAGTTACGAATGGAGATTTTTCTAGTTGGACAAGCGATACACCTGATAGTTGGACTTTATATTCAGTTTCAACTGATAATACATATCATCGAGTAGGTAATGCTATAAGATTTAATAATACTACAGGTCAATTACAGGAAATAAGTCAAAATATTCTTACAGCAAATAAAATCTATAGAGTAACTATTGATTGCATAGCTTTTGATTCAGGTACAGGTTTTAGAGTTCAGTCAGGTGATGATGGTACTAATCGACCCATTAACATATTAAGTAGTTCAGGTCTAGGTACTTTTGTGGGTTATTTTAAGGCAGAAGATCATAGATTTAGAATTATAAGAAATTCAGCAGTAGATGCTACATTTACAAATGTTACTTGTAGAGAAGTGTTAGGTAATACAGGAATAGTGCGTAATATGACACCTACAAATATTATAGGTAATACTCCATGATTTTTCAAAACAGAAAATGGGTTATAATTACTTTGGCAGATCACGATTCTACTACATTAGAAACCTTTATTGAGAATTCAATTCAACAAAGTATAGAATTTGCTAGAAAATCTTTAGATGGTACTAAGGCATTATTAAAGTGGGAAGGTGATACACCCTCATGTTTTGATGGAATGACTGTGTATAATCATGCAGAGATATTAGCAATATTAGCAACATCAGAATGGAGTGACCCTGAAGATGCCTAAATTTGGAAAAACATCTAAAAAAAATTTATCTACTTGTCATAAAGACTTGCAGAAACTATTTAACGAAGTGATCAAGCATTGGGATTGCTCAGTAGTAGAAGGATATAGAAATGAAGAAAGACAAACAAGAGCCTATAAGTCAGGAAATTCAAAAGTTAAATATCCCAATGGAAAACATAATAGAATACCAAGTAATGCAGTTGATGTTGCTCCATATATTCTTGGAAAAGGAATTGTGTGGGATGAGCGAGAATGCCTCGCTTTTGGAGGATTTGTTCTTGGAATTGCAAGTCAATTGGGCATATGCATAAGATGGGGTGGAAATTGGGATGGAGATAATAGTGTCAATGATCAATCTTTTAATGACTTAGTTCACTTTGAGATAAAAAAGAAATGAATAATAAAGAAAAATTTAGACAGCACATGGTTGTTAAGTTAGCAGAACATTCTACTAGCATAACAAATATATATAAAAACACAGAAAGAATTTTAACACATCTAGATATTCTAAATGGTAGAGTTGGAAAGACTGAACAACAATTATCATTATGGAAGGGAATATCAACTATGCTCTTTGGAGCATTTGGGATTTTAATATCATTAATATTTTATTTAAACTAGAAAGAAGGTATAATGGGAGATCTAACCTATCTCATATCTGAAGAAGGTATATCAGTATTTGTAATAGTTGTACTGTTAATGGGTATAGCTGTATTTGGGAGATGGTTTGCTAATCATTATATCAAGAAGAATGATGAAAATTTCTCTGAACTTTTAAGAGAAATAATAGAAATAAAAGATGATGTTGAAAAATCTAATAATAAACTATATTCTATAGTTGAAAGTTTAATATCTAATTCTAGAAAAACAGGTGAAAACATAAAAGCTATTGAAAGTAGTTTAGATACTCTTTTAAAATACATAGACAAAAAAGGATAAAAATGTTAGCAGAACTAATAGCAAAACAAATATTTTCAAAAGAAAATAAAGATAAGATTATATCTCAAATCAATAAAAATGTAAATATTCCTATGATTGGGGAAGATACTGAGGCTAAGGTGTTTGAGGCACTTTTTGAAGTAATAGAAGAAGCAACACTACAAGTATTAAAAAAGAATGCCTAGAAAAAAAAGAAAGAAAAGAGCAAAAAGCAGAGTTAATGAAGCAGGTAACTATACTAAACCTACACTAAGAAAAAGATTATTTTATAGAATAAAAGCAGGAACAAAAGGTGGTAGGGCAGGGCAATGGTCTGCAAGAAAAGCTCAGATGTTAGCTCGTGCTTATAAAAAAGCAGGTGGAGGCTATAAATAATGGCTTTAAAGAAATCACAAAGAAGTTTAAAAAAATGGACTAAGCAAGAGTGGGATTATATAACTAAAGGTGATGCTAAAAAACCTAGAAGAAAGAGAGGTAGATATCTACCAAAGTCTGTAAGGAAAAGCCTTACAAAATCACAAAAGGCTTATCAAAACAGAAAGAAAAGACAGGCATCTGCTAAAGGAAAGCAGAGAGCTAAGTATACTAAATCAATAGCAAAAAAAGTCAGGAGAGCATAATGTACCATAAAGGCAAAAAAAAGAAGAAAATAAAAAAAGTAAAAAAAGGTAAGAAAAAGAAGTGAAGATAGATGGCTAAATATAAAGGCAAGACAGTTCGTCTAAATAAACCATCTAGAATAAGAAAAGGTCAACCTTCTTATGGCAAGAAAAAGTCACAAGTATATGTTAAGAATTCTAGAGGTAGAGTTATTAGAGTTACCTTTGGAGATCCAAATATGAAAATAAAAAAATCTAATCCTGCAAGAAGAAAATCATTTAGAGCTAGACATAAATGTGCAACTGCTAGAGATAAAACTACAGCAAGATATTGGTCTTGTAAAGCATGGTAAAGGAGTAATTTAAAATGGCATCATTTAAAGTAGCATTTAAACAAGGATTTAATCTTATAAGTATTCCTTTAGATATGACAGGAGCAAGTTATGAAGATGATCCAAGAGAGCTTTTCCCTGCATATTTACAAACATCCTATATTCCAAATCAGGGTTTTACAGGTAATTATGTTTTTATGGCTATAAGTAATGGTATTAATAGTTATCAAAATGAAGATGGAGTATGGAGAGCATCAGGTGATTCAACAAATCCATGGACTAGTATAACTACAAATCAAGCATTAAGTGTTCTTGTAAATGTTTCTGAACCTAATGGGATGCTTAAAAAAACTTTTCATGGAGATACAATATCTTCTCCACAAAATATTCAGTACAATTTGACTCAAGGATATAATCTTATAAGCTATCCATATGAGATAGATCAAGAATTTGGAACAGGGCCTTATGATATATCTTCAATAGATTTTTGTATAAATACAAATTATTTAAAAGGATCAGGACATTCTGATGCCTGTATAACTAAAATAATTACCAAAAAAGGACAATTACAAAATCCTAAATTTACATTTGGTTTAAATTACGATGGATCAGGATCAAATTCAAGTGATTGGGGTAAGCCTGAGAACATTCAAAAGCTTGAAAAATTTTTCGCAGGTAGTGCTGTTTTTATATTTTCAGATTCAGATAAAAGTAATGCTACAATTTGGGATAATACTAGTCAAGATAATAATGATAATTATAATTTTTTATTAGGAACTACAGGTGTAACTACTGCACAGACTGATGGAAATAGAGGTATGAATGTTCCTGCTAGAGGAGGTACTAACCATCCTTTATTTCCTGATCATATGGATCATGTTCGTCTATGGGTAGGAGGTTGGCCTTTTTTTGATAACAATAGAGAACATGAATTTAAAATAAAAGATGCATCAGGGAATGATATATATAAGGTAACAGGAACAGGGCCTGATGTAAATAGAACAGTTGTTACAACATCTACAGAGTATGTTATGGGATTTTTTGTTGATAGACTTTTTAATAAAGATCCTAATAGACCAAATTGGGGTAATAGAGGTTTTTTATGGCAATTCTGTACTCCTTATAATGGTAATCATGTTCCTGCAAATAGTACAGTAGGATATCCTAATACAGATATAAGTGGATATGGTTTAGAGCATACAACTACAGCAAATCTAGAAAATAGTGAATTTTTTGGATATCCTGAAGATGATGTTCCTAGACTTGAAATGATGTCAAATGGAACTCTTGCAGATATGAATAATCAACCATTAGGGCCAGGAAATAGATTTATTGTTCTTAGAATAGATTCTTATAATTCAGGTATTTCAGGATATCCTTCTATTAATTCTCCATTTTTTGGTGTAGATGATAGAAAAAAGACAACAGGCTTTAGAGTTGGAGATCACATAGTTCCTATTATATATGATCCAACTGCTACTGATGGTGAAAGATATAGATTTTGTAAATACTATCCTCATAAAAATGATTTTTATAATGCAAGAACTCCTGATGGGCCTTCAACATATGCAAGACGATACTTTTCAGATTTAGAAGAGTATAGTCATATTTTTCGTGATGAAGATGGAAATTTAAAATTTGATCCTGTTCTTGGAGATCCTTTCATAGAGCCTGTATATAAAACATTTCCTTATGAGATAAGAGATCCTTCTGTAGATGCTTATAATAATTGGTATGCTTCTAATATAATGCATATAAATGGAATATTTCAAATGTTGTAATTATGAAAAACTTAATAACTGAACAACCTATAGATAAACATTTAAAACCTGTAAAAGATACAGATAACAATATTAGTTCTTTAGAAATTTCTACAGAAAAAGTTAGAGTAAAGGATTTAGAAGTTACAGGCACAACTACAGGTGTATCTGTTCCTAGTAGTCCTATTATTAAAGATGTAAAAGCAAGTGGTTTTAATTACAGTACCACAGCACCAACAAGAGTGTTCATACCTTTAGGTGCAACAACAAGTGAATTTTCAAGTTTATCTAATTCAAACGAGTTCAGAAGTTTTGTTGTTCCATATGATGGATATTTAGAGCAAATTATTGTTAGAAGCGAGGAAGCGTGTGGTACAACTACGATGGGATTACATACAAGTGGAACAGGTACAGAGATACCAAATAGCAATAGTCAGGCAAATGTTGCAGTAAATATATCAGCAGATGATACAGCATTTAAGTTTGATTTTGTTAATAATGCTCAAGCAGGAAGTGATAATACATTTAGTGCAGGAGATATAATAGCGATAAGTTTTACACCTACAAATGATGCTAATGATACAAATGCAACAATTATATTAGTTTATGATGGGGTAAATGGTGTTTAAGTATGTTTAATATATTTATAGTTTTATTTAGTTGGTCTGTTTTAATATGCTTATCAATATTATTATTTGTAAAATATTTGGAGAAAAGATAAATGAGCTTAATAGGCAAAAAGCCATCAAATACATTTAAGGATTTGCTTTACTGTTCTAATAGTAATTCAGGACTAACATCTACACCTAACAATATATTATCAGGAAATGGCAATGCCTCATCTGTATACTTATCTACAGATAAGTTAAAAATACAACCAACTACAGATAGTACACAAAACACAGTTATCTATGATGCAAATGGCAATGCTATATTTACTGTAGACTCAAGTAATGATGCTATTAAGGCAGGAATAAATCAAAACCATATTACAACTCAATATGCACATTTTGGGATCATAGCTTATGATGCTACACAGTTTACTGCAAATACACATTTTGCTATACCTTTTGGAGGTGTAAATGGTGGTTTAAATTATATTAATGATGTTGATTTTGGAACAGGTACAGATCCTGATGATTCTTTTACAACAGCAAACACAGATTCTCAATATGCAGGACAAATAGTTCCAATGATATGGATAATACCTGATGCTATAGTTATTGATTCTGTAAATCATATAGAAGGTGCAATCCAAGCTTCAGGAGATACAACAAGAATGCACTTAAAGTCTTATGATTTTACTAGTGATTCAACATCAGCTTTGACTAATGGTACTTTGTTGGCATCTAATGCAGATATAACTAATGATGGTAGAGAACAAATATATTCAGGATCTTGGACAGTAAGCTCTTCATCTGTACCTGCAGGTAAAGCAATACTTTGTTTCTTTAGATCAGATTCAGTAAACTCAGATTATTCTATCAGCGTAACTATAAAATATCATTTAGCATAGATATGAAATTATTTATAAATTATAACACAAAATTGGAGATATAAATGCCTAGTCATTACAATAGCACAAGTACAGCTACAACTACATCATCAAGATTATCTACAGATGGTGGATTAGTAAGTTTAAATATTAGCACAGGAAAAGGATCTTATTTAAAAAGTGTTTCTCCTGATTTCAAGACTATAATTAACAGAGTATATACTCTTACTCAAGAAGGTGATGGATTTAGAACATTACTTACTTTAGATGGTATAGGCTCAAATACAAATTTATATCAATCAACATCCTTAGTTCTCTGTAATGAAGGTACACAAACTATTGAACTTAGATTAGGTTTAGCTAATTTTAATGAAACTGATGATAAAATAGATACAAGTACAAGTGCAAGGTTTGTACATACTTTATTAAATGGTGGAGAATTTATCTACTTACCTCATAATTTATTTTTTGTATACGATACATCTTCTACTAAATCTGCTACATTTAAATCTAATACAAATGGAGATGGAGTAAAACAGGCTTTTGTTGATCCTGATTCAGCAACTAGATCTGATGGTCAAAATAGATTAGGAGTAGGAAGAATAACACCAACTACTGATTATACATCATCTACTGATCCTACTATAAAATTAAATGGTGCTATAAGTAGTGCAACTGCTACAACAATTACTACTGACAATCATAATCTATCTTATTTTTTTACAAACGATATTATACAAATTGGTAGTGAAAAAATGAGAATTGTTAGTGTTCCTAGCACTACTACTCTAGAGGTTGAAAGAGGTGTTCTTGGAACAACATCAGCTTCAAGTCATAGTGATAATTCTGTTATTAATTTAGATTACTTGAATGAAAGCAATGATACTGTTATAAAAACAAATAGTAATGGTGTTTATCAGTCTAGTACATTTTTTGGATATGGAAGGCATAATACAGGAGATCCAAGAGGACTTCAGAGAGGATCTATATCAATTAAAGTAAGAGAACCTGCCTATCAAGAATTTGGACTCACAGGTCAAACAGTAAATACATCTACAGGATTAGCGACAAGCACTTCTTTTGATTTTAAAATAACAAATGATGGTGATTCTCAACAGACTATTACGATTGTTACAGATAGCAGTAATGTCAATTGGGGTGGAACTAATGGTATTTTAAATAAAATAAATGATCAATTTAGAGCTTTATATAAAGCAAATACATTTACTTTTTTACCAAAAATAGCAATAGTAAATGGAGATATTAGAGTAACAAGTGGCAGTAGATTGTCTACAAGTTCTATAGTTTTAGCAGATGGAACATCAAATAATCTTATAGGTGGATCAGCAGGAAGAATACCAAATGTTGATAATTATATTACACAGGCTACTAAAATGCCTAGAAATTATGAAACAGGAAAAATTATCTTTGATGATGGTAAAGGAAATTTAAGTGGTGGTCAGGGAAGTGGAACTATAGATTATACTTCAGGTGCTGTTGTTCTTAATACATTTCCTGATGCACAATTTGAAATATCATGTGCATTCAATCAAGCATTATCAGGTAGTACATTAATTAATTCTAATCAGCCTAGAATTTCAACAATACAAGCTCAAAGTATAAATTCATTTAGAGATGCAAATCTAAGAGTTATTTGTTACGATCCTGAGTTTGGTGATGAAAGCGTATTCACAGCATCAGGCTCATCAGGCTCATCTTCAGGTAAGAGATAATGAATCCTGTTAGATACTGCAATCATTCTGATGTAAAAAATATTTATCCTCATGCAGATGAGTTTGATACAAAAACATCTTTATATGGTTGGGTAAAAGATGGGAGCATATATACTTGTTCTGATTCAGGAGCAGTATCTTCTTTATTTAAAGATGGAAAAGATCTATCAGATAAATTTGTAGATAATGTTTCTGATTTATCTACTGATGATCAATGGTATTATGATTATGAAAAAGATGAGGTATCAATAGTTTCAAGAACAGATGTAAATAATTTTTTGATGGAAAGTGGAAAAAGTTGGAGTACATATGTTAATAACTTATGTTTAAAAGCTAGTTCTTATCTTGATTCTAGAATAGATGGTAATGTTCCAAGAAGACAATTTAAAAATTCTGATGGTACTTATGATTATCTAATTATTAGAACAGCATCTTTAATTACTGTGGCTTTCTTAATAAAAGCTCATGATCCAACATCTGCTATTTTAGAAAAATTTGAAGAAGAATATAATTTTAATATAGATCTTATTAATGAAGGCAAAGCTAAACTTAGCTATCAAGTTTCAGGCGACTCATCAAAAGGAGTTGTAAAAGAAGTTGATGTTCAAGGATCTTTAAAAATAGTTGATACTAGAGGCAATTATCAAGGTACATACGATAGATTGAAAGTTATAGTATCTACTGCAGGTGTTATTGGAACAGCAAGGTATGATGTTTTTGCTAAAAACAGTGATAGTTTGAAAGCTGATAAAATAATAAATGCAGAAATTATAAATGGAGATTATCAACAATTAGCTAGTGGATTGCAAATAAGATTTCAGGGTGTAGATGATTCTTCTAAAGCAAATGCAGAGGATGAATGGGAAATAGAAGTATTTGGTATGCAAGAATCACTAGATGATAATATAGGTGCTGTTACATATACAAGCATGACTAGAAGTAATAGACCTTTTAGAAAAAGTTATGGATATTAATAATAGTTAATGTAGATTATGGCTACAAACTATACAAATAATTTTAAAAATATACTAGATAGATTAACTTCTATTTTTAGAGATGAATTTAAAGGATCTTTACCTGTATATATAGGAAAAGAAGAGCCAACAGGAACTCAACATTTAAGACTAATACCTGTAGGTAGTTCTTTATCTGAGTATAATGCATCTTCTGAGTTAAGAGAGTATACAATAAATTTTATTCTAACATTTAAAGATGTCAATACAACACAAAAAGGTTTGGAACAGGTTTTAAGATTAATCTCAAGAATAGAGTCTTTAGTAATGGATAATATATCTATGGAGCTTGAAGACAGATCTAATACAATAAATTGTAGAATAGAGTCTACAGATATATCTGAACTTCCTGAAACAGGATATAGTGTATTTTTTGTTTATCAATGTCAACATTTAGGAAATTTATCATGAAGGTAAAATTAAAAAAAGGCGAGAAACTTAGTTATTTAAGCAATCATTCAGGTTTATCAATTAAAGATTGGACAGCCTTAAATCAAGGTAAACAAGTAGAATTAGATAAGATTCCAAATCTTATTAAGGATAAAATAAAAAAAATTAACTCTAAGAAAAAGGATAAAGAATAATGGCTAATGCAGTTTTTTCACCAAAAGATTTTAAAGTATTATTAGTTAAAGAAACAACTACAGGAAGTACACCTACAATAGATTCAGGTAATGTTTGTAGTCAACTAGATGTAGACTCTGTTGGATTTCCAAGTTTAAATATAAATCAAGTTACAGCAGTCAGAACTCATGCAAATGGTGGTAGAATATTACATCAAGATGACTTTTTCCAAGATAATACAATGAGAGCTATTGAGCTTTCTATTTCAGGTACTTTCCATAAAGATCAAGGTCATGCTATGCTTTTATATAGTTTAACTGATGAGGCTTATATTGCAGAAGATGGAAGTTTAACAAATGCAGTAGTTACAAGTGGGCAAACAGGTGATACAGGTAAATATGGCGAGGCTGAGGCAAATAAAACTTTCAGTATTATATTAGCATCTCCTGATACAAATGATGGTAAAAATATTGTTTTATCAGGATGTGTTTGTACAAACTTTACATTAAGTGCAGACATGGGTACTGATGGTGGCTTATATAAATATAGTGCTACTGTATCAACAGGAAGAAAACCTACTTTTACAGGAGGTGCAAGTGAGCAAACACCATCTGTAACTGCTTATTCAGGAAATCATATTAGTATGTCAGGCATTGATGTTAGTGAAACAAAAATACATAGTTTAGCGAGTCCAATTCTTTCTTCTTTTGAAATAGCTATAGACCATCCTGCAGTTTATACAGGTGTAGACGAAACAAATGGATATGCTTGTTTTGGTAGAGGTGAGGAGCTTTCAATAACTGCCAATGCTACTATAAAGTATGACTCTCTTACTAGAGATTTATTTTCCACATTTGAAACAGGTGCAGTTGATACAGCAGATGCATTCACAATAAATCAAAATACTGACTCTAATGCATCTATCCAAATACCAAGTGCTGTATTGACAGATGTATCTTTTAATGAGGGAGATGTTATGATGTTAAATGTTGCACAAAAAGCAGTTGCAGGTGACTCAGGAGCTGTTCTTACTATTGACCTTACTTAATAAATAGGAATAAAATGAAAAAAGATAAAAAACCACTTGAATTATCTACAGGCAGAAAGATAGAACTTAAAGAAATGTCTATAGATGATATAGATTATTGTCAAGATTTGACAGTAATAGTTTATGGAGAAGATAATAATGTAGAGCATATTAAAAATGTTTCTAAATCAAGAACAGCTTGGATAAGGCATGGATTGATTGGAGGAGATTTTAAGAATTGGTCTACAAATGTAAAAGGGCAACCTTCTGATTCTGTATTAAAACAATTAAGTGAAACTGAAAAGAATGATCTTATGACTATGATACAGGAATATCAAAAGTTGGGGGAATAGAATCCCTCGTACTATCTCTAAATATATTGATAGGTGATTGGTGCGAGGGTTGCAATTTTCATAGTTTTCCTTATAATGCTCAAATTCCTATTAATACAGGTAATGGTTATCCTACAAAAACATTTAGAACAGAAGATGATGTATGGCAAGTAGTTAATCTACTTATACAAGAGGTTAAGAATATGAACGAACAAGAGGGCAAAAGTTTTGATGTTGCTAAAGCAGTTTCACAACAACTGCCCTTTTTTAGTTGCAGAAACATTATTTACAGTTCTGAATTTCAAAAAGATATAGCCAAATATATGTATTGTAAAGAATTTGGTGTATCTCCTTATCAAGGTGATTTTGGTAAACATCCTAATAAATGGATATTAAAATCTCAAATTATAAAGTCTTCTTTTCATAAATTAGAACAAATGCATTATGATAAAATTAATAAAAAATCTAAGGTAGCTTAATATGTCTGATCTTCGAGATTTGCTGAGGGAAAGAGCTAGGCAAAGAAAAGAAAGAGATAAAGAAAGAAATTTAGTAGATAAAAATACTTCATCTGAAGATAAAAATACTAGAAGCAGAAAAAAAAATGCAGAAGCTACAAAAGAGCAGACTAAAGCTATTAAAGAAAAAATAGCTTTAGAAAAAAAAGTAGTTGAACTTAAAGAAAAATTAAAAAAACAAACAGATGATGAAATAAAACTTGCTCATAGACTTCTTGTAGCAGATCAAAATAGAATAGATGCTTTAAGATTAAAGCAAAGAGAAGATAATAAAAGATTAAATATAGAATCTCAGTTAAGTCTTCAGCTAGAAAGAGATATAGAGTTATCAAGAAAAATAGAGTTGCAAGAAAAAGAAAGGATTGCTACTCAAAACAAACTTGTAAGAGAGAGAGATAAAAATAGAAATAAATTAAAATTATTACAAGAAAGAGTTCATAGCTATGGCTTAGAGCTTAAAAAAACAGCAGGTGGTAGTGAACTTTTAAGAAAAGCATTAAAAGGTGATGCAATAGCTTTTCAAAAATTATCTAGAGAAATAGAAAAGGCTAGAAAAGAACAAGGTAAATATGATAGAGCAGGGGTATTAACAACTAGAGGAACTAGAAATGTTCATGGAAGTTTATCTGTATTAAGAAGTAAATTATTATTAGCATCATTTGCTTTTGGTGGTGCTACTAGAATATCTAGAACATTTACTGAAGCATCTAAGCAACAAGAGAGTGCAGTTGCAAGAGTAACAAATGTTATAAAAGCTCAAGGATATATTTCAGGAGTTACCACAAATGAAGTTAAAAAATTAGCCTCTTCATTACAAGAATCAACAGGTGTAACAGATGAACTAACTTTAGAATCATCTGCATTATTATTATCTTTTCAAAACATAGGATCTGAAATATTCCCAACAGTTCAGAAAGCAGTATTGGATATGACATCTGCTTTAAATGGTGGAAGAATAACAACAGAAACTTTAAAAACTCAATCTATACAATTAGCTAAAGCCTTAGATGATCCAATAAAAGGATTAAGCAGTCTTGCTAGATCAGGAACAACCTTTGACAAAAAGACTCAAAATCAAATAAAAACATTAGTAAAACAAAATAAAACTTTAGAAGCTCAAAAGATTATACTAGATGCTGTCAATAGACAGTATGGTGATTCTGCATCACTAGATACATATGAAACTGCTCAAAGAAAATTAGATAGTGCAATAGGAGATCTTAACGAAAGAATTGGAGAATTTCTTACCCCCACTCTAAAAGAAACAAATAAACTACTTGCAGAATTTATTAATTCAATAAGTTTAAAAGATATTGCAGAAACTGCTACATCTATTGGAATTGTTTCAGGATCTATTTTGATATTAAATAAAAGAATGAGAGATTTAATATTTACATCAGCTATACTTACAGGGGGATTATCAGCCTTAGCTAAAGTTACATTAGGATTGGGTGCAGTATTTGGTGTTAAAAAACTTTTAGATTATACTGATGCATTTTCATCTTTAGATGATAGCACAAAAAGTGCTACAGAGTCTACAAATGCATATAGAGAGTCATTAGGAAAACTTACTGATGAAAGATTACAAAATTTATTAGCTTTTGATAAACAAAGACTTGCAGATATTGATTCTGAGAAAAAAGCTATAGAGGAGGAAATAAGGCAATTATATATAAAAGCAGGTCTTGTAGATGAAAATAATAATCTTACAAAAGAGGGTGCTATATATGCAAGAAATAACTTGAAAAACAATGAAACATTAAATCGTCTTCAAGAGAGATATATAGTAATATTAACTAATATAAAAGATACTGAATTTGTTATAAACGCTAGAGCAAATGCAAGTGATAGAAATAGAAATGAAAACCTTGAAGAAGTATTAAAAAAGTTAAGAGAACAAGAAAAAATATTACAAGAGAAGAAAAAGGTTGATCAAGAATTAGTTAAGATTCAAATACAGTTAGGTCTTGTTACTGTAGATACCTCTGATGCATCTATAGAAGCTATAGAAGAACAGATTAAAGCAAATGATAGACTTGTAAAATCTCAAAAAAGACGAGATGAAATACAAAAACTATCTTTTCAATTAGTGTCTGAACTAGCAACACTTCAACATACTCTAACTATTAATAGCTTACAAGACATAAATGCTTTAGAAGAGGCAGAACTTAATAGAATTAAAAACACCTCTGAATATAAAATGGCTGTAGCAATGGGTGATCAGAAAAAAATAGAGTCTTTAGAGAAAAAAGCTAAAAATGCATCTTATGATGAAAGAGTTAAAAAGTTCAATGCAGATCAAAATTTAGCAAAAGCAAATATACTTATTTCTTTAGCACAATCTGTAATGAAAGCATACTCTGATTATGGTTTTCCTGCAGGTTTACCTGTTGCAGGATTAATGGGAGCGATATCTTTAGCACAACTATCTGCAGTTAACTCTGCTCCTAAACCTGAAAAATATCAATATGGTGGTCTAGTTGGTGGTAATCTACACTCAGGTGGTGGCACAATAATAGAAGCTGAAAGAGGTGAATTTGTTATGAGTAGAAATGCTGTACAAAACTTTGGTATAGCTAATATGGAAGCTATCAATAATGGAAGTGCTAGTCCTGTAAATATAACATTTAACAATCCTGTTATGTCTGAAGATTATACAGAAGATGTAATTATACCTCAAATTAAAAGAGCAGTACAGCGTGGTGCTGATATAGGAGTTAGTTAATGGCTTTTGTAGATGAATTAAAAGGATCTAACACAACATTAGGATGTAGAGTAACATTTAGAGCTGATCCAAATAATCCTATACAATTATCAATGGCAGATATTGATTCTCCTACATATAATAATTATCCTTTTTTAAAATCTTTTCCTTCTATAAAAGAATCTATAAATATAGAAACTAAGAAGTATTCAATATCTTCAGTAAAGTTATCTATATTTAATAGAAAAGTTCATACAAATACTATGTTTAGTGATTTGTTAGATACAGAATCATTTAGAATAAATCAAGATGTTGAAATAAGATATTTTGCAAATAATAAAGTTGGTACAGGTGATAGTTATTTAGCATATGTAGGTAAAATAAAATACACAACACATGATCAAAATACTGTAACTATAGAGTTAGAGGATATATCTCAGCAATTATTATCTACAAAAATACCTAAAATGTATACACCAACTGATGATTTAATACTTGAAAAATCTAGAAACATTCCATATCCAATGATTTATGGAACAGTACCTAAAAGTCCTATAGTTTATTTATCTAATCGAGATGGATTTAATGATTCTTATACTACAAATAGTGCATTTTATATGGATAATCCATCTTCAACTTTAAAAAGTAACAATTTTTCTAAAATATTTAGAATAAATAATGGAAATAATGTTTATTTTTCTTCAAAAATTTTTGTAGGTCAAGATGGTCAATACATGGATATATCAAGATATTCAATAAATGGAAGTAGCTATCCTTTTTCTAACAATGAACCTCCATCAAATATTGATAATGATAATTTTATAATCTCTTCTCCTAATTCTTCATTTATAAATTTAAATTCACTATCATATTCAGAACAAGATGAGGTTGTAGGTTATACAAATTCTTATCAGAGTAATGACGTAAAAAATAAAATATTAAGAGGATTATTAAAAAGAACACCTATTAATTTAGATTTTTTTAGTCATAAAGGAGGTGATCTTGATAATTATAACTCTTCATGGGCAATATTAGATGATAATGTAGAGGCAATAACAGTAGAAAGCGATGATTTGGTTTATCAAGACAATAATTATTTAAAAAATGTTAATGAAGAATTGCCTGATATTATAAACAACAGTAAAACAATAGCTTTATGTTCTAGAAATGGTACTGATTTATCTTCAAGACAAAACATCACATATATCACATACGAACTTATTAATGATGCAGAATCTCATGCTTTTAAAATGACTTATAATGATAGTGTTTTTGATTTTCCATGTGAAACATTTTTAATTGGAGCAATGAGATTAAAAAATATTGAAGGAGTAGAGGGTGAATTAACTGTTAACAGAGTTTATTTAACATTATCTTTAAAAAATGCACTTGAACCTACAGAAAATTATGATTATGGTGAAGGAGATGTAGTTAGTCTAGGTAATGAACCTATTTTATGGGATGAATCTTTAGAAATTGCATCAATTTTTCAAAAAGGAAAGTCTTTTATATTTTTAACAAACAATCAATCTACAACTTGGAATTCAGATGGACAAAGTAATTGGTATGATTATAATGGAGAAGATAATGATCAATCTAGCTCTTTATCTAATAATTGGAGTAATATTAATTCATTTAATGAAGTAGGAGTAATATCTCCTCGTTTAAATTCTGTTAGATCTATTGATAATGATCCTCAATTTACAGGATTTGATTTTTTCAAAATGAATGGATTTAAAATATTCCAAAATTCTATTATAAGAAATTTTTGGGATAAAGAATATTATGCAGATATAAATGGAAGAATAAATAGTTATATTAGTGAATACAGTCCTTCAACTAAAATAATATATGATATCATTTCTACAGAATTGCAAGTTGATTCATTAGATGCTCTTAGCAATATTAGTAATTTTGATACTACTAAAAAATTTGCTTTTACACAAAATAAAAGTATAGATACAAAAAAATTAATAGAAGAACTTTCTTCTTTTTCTAATATATTTCCAATTTTTAAAAATAACAAACTTTCATTTATTAATATTGAAGAATCTTATGAAAGCAATCAATACAATCATATAATTCAATCAGAGGATATTTTTTCTTATTCATTTTCAAGAACTGATGTAAGAGAAATATTTAGTTCTTTAAAGTTTAATTATTATTATGATTTTTCTAATGAAAATTATACAAAATCAATAACAATAAATGCAGAAACAATATTGAATGGAGATAGAAATGATCAGGGATATAGTAATAATTTTTACAATACATCAAATTTAGAAAAGACTTTAGATTGTAGATTTATTTATGATGATGCAACTGCTGAAAGTGTAGCAAAATATATTCTTTTAAATAATTGTAATCCTCATAATACAATTCAACTAACATTACCTTTATCTTACATAAATATAGAATTAGGAGATATTGTAAAGTTTGATAAACTTATAAATGATCTAAAAATATATGGAGAAGATTATACTCAATATGTTTATTCAGTAAATGGTCAACAAAAATACAATTTGTTTTTAGTTGAATCAGTCGAAAAAAGACAGAAAAATATAAAATTAAAATTATATCAATTGCATAATTTAAAACCTGAACCCCAAGAACCTCCTGAAGAGGTTCGTTTTTGTCCTGAACCAACTGATAATAACTTTGATCAAGAATCATTTAATATATTTTATGATCCTTCAATAGATGGAGGTTATGATTCTGTAAACAATATATTGTATATTCCTGATAATTCACAATGTGAGCTTGGAGGTGATCCTGTTGTTACAGGTTGTACTAATCCTGATGCAGTTAATTATAACTCTACAGCAAATGTAGATGATGGAACTTGTATCTTAGCAATAGATGAACCAAAAATAGGTAGCTTAATATCAGATGATGTTTTAAGGTTTACTTTTCAAAGTAATGTACAAGATTATATATCTTTTATTCCATCTGAATTACATGAAAATACATTGAACTATGATGTTAGTATGAATGCTGAATCAAATTATGAAACAATATATCCTAGAATGAGAATTCAATTAAAATTACCACATTTATGGGATGAAAATAATAATTTTATACAAGTTTTAAATGATAGAAAATTTGAAAGAGTAGGTTTTAATTTAAATACTTTAGGTAAAACGTATAATGTAGAATTCACAATAGATGATATAATAGGATTAGAGCCTAATTTATTTTCTACTAACCCATCTATAGATCCTTACGACCTTTTTCATAAAAAATTAGTTGAAGATATTATTATTGATGGAGGATTAGAAGAAGTGAGTTATTATGTAAGTATAACTTCTGCATCTTCTAGTTTAGATTATTATTTAGGTATATCTATACCAATTTTAAATGCTAGTGACTTTCTTAGTGAAACTAATACTCCTAATCCAACATCAGGAGATTTTGCAGTTCCTCATATTAGATATGGATACACAACCCCTGCAATTTTTGAAGATCAGTTTTATGATGAAATAATAACTTTATATGCAAATTCTCCTATTCATGGAGCTTATAATATTCTTAATATTGTTGAAAACAATGAAGAAATAAATTTATTTCCTGTTAATACAAGAACTATTGAAAATAATATAAGTAGTTTTTTTAATATTATTTATCAATTTAAAAATCTTAATGGTCATAGTGATAGTAGCACAAATTTTGATCAAATTAATTTATTTACTGAAAGTAATGGAGATTTTTTATCTTTACATGATTTTTATAGAGTAAATACAGATCCAACCATTTCAGGACAAAATGCATTTAATGCATTGACAGAAGTTGGTAATGATTTAAATACTTTTTTTCAAAGCAATCTAAACGATGCAGAAAGAAGAACAAATTATTATATTAGTATTGGATCTACAGATGAAAGTTTTGGAGATAATAGACTAGTAAAAAATAAAGAAGCTACATTTACTTTTAAAATATCAGAAAAATTTGATTATATTTTTAATGATTATGATAATTCTTATGAAGGAATGCCTCTTCTTGCTAATGGTTCTAGTCATTCTTTAATTAGAACACCTACTGTTAATTTTGCTATTTCCAATGATCCAATAATACAACAATTTTTTGCACAGGGTAATTTTATGAATAATGCTATAAATCAATTAAAAGATTATTCAGGTGCATCTTCTACTAGTTTACTTGAAACAGTTATGATTAATATTAGTATTGTTAAATCAAATTCAAGTTCATCTCCAAGTTTTACAAGTAGATTAGAACAAGAAGAGGTTATCCCATCAACAATAGTTAACGATGGAAGCTATACTCAGTATACTGATGTAGGTATTGAAAGAGAAAGACATAGAATATCTTTAAAAGATTTATCTAACCTATTTCAAAGTGATATTAATGAAGATTTTAAAAAAGAGATATCTATAAAATTTACACCTGATACTGTAACTGATCCTAATTTATCTGATTATTATTTTGTTAAAATAGAAAGAGATTCAATAAAGAAAAATTTTATAAGTACATTTAGTGGAGTTGACACCTCTTACACTTTATATAGTAGTTCGTTAGTTAATGTTACAAGTCAAAGTCTAAATCAAACTTATTATCGTTTCAGTATTATAAATGGAAATTATGCATTAAATTTTACAACAACAGGTGGAGAAAACAGTATATTTGATAATCAGTTTGATACCTATTTTGTAACAAATTTACATACATTTAGATTGCATAGTGGATCTAAATTAGAACAAAATAGAACATTTACTGAGCCTGTTGAAATTGTTCCTGCAGATGTAGTAACTGTAACAAATAAAATTATGTTTTTTGTTGTAAATGATCTAAATATATCGTCTAGTATAAATGAAAATCAGATAGAAGCATTTTTTCTAGGAAATGGACAACTTAATAATAGTGAAGTTGCTATTGATATTAGTCTTTTTGATAGTATAGCTTATTATGGTATTGCAAATACTTATGGAAAACTTTTAAATATAAAAATACAAGATGATAATCATGCTCTTCCTGATGAAGGAGAAACAGATTGAATATAAAATATGGATTAGGACTTGTTGAGATAGAAAATATAGATTCTATGCAAAAAATAGAAATAAATTTTGTAGGAAATTTTTTTATAAATAGACCAAATCTTAGTTTTTTATTACATAGAAAAAGAAATAAACTTATATTTAGTCCTTTAACAAAAATACTTTCTAATAATTTATTATTTAGATATAATGGAATAATTAATATAACAAATTGCACTATAGGAAAAAGATCAGTTAAAATTATTAAAAATAATATAGACAGATACAACAAACTAGAATCTACTTGGGATACTTTAAATTCTGAGTGGCATGATTATAACATGGATGATAAAATAAATACAATTAAAAAAAGTAAAATAGAAAAAATGTCAAAAAAATAATGAATTATAATAGCTTTTCAAAACCAAGATTTTACATAAACACTTTAGAATTTTTATATAATAAAGGATTAATAAATACAATTCATCCAATATTTTTATCTTCAAATTGGCATAAACATATAGAGTATACAGGACAAAATTTTGAATTTACTGTATCCAATTCAGGATTATTAAAAGATGTTAATTATATAATGCTTATAGGTGTTGGTGATTCTCAAGTAACTACTACTAGCAGTTTTGAAGAAAATCCAATAAATGATAATGTTGGAGATACAAAGATATACACCATATCAGATTTTTCTTCTGATGTTAATTTAACTACTTTTAGTCTAAGTGTAAGTGGATCTATATCAGGAATATCTATTGGAAATTATTATGATTTACCATATAATCCTGATCTTGGAATAAAAAAAACAATATCATATGATGGAGTAGAATCCCAAGAAACTATAGGAGGAAAATCATTTTCAACAAACTATGGATCTTCTAAACCATACAATCCTTTCAGAACATATAGATCAGAATATGATTCAAATCAACAATCTTTTAGATTAGGAGATATAAATCAGGATGGAGTTCTTAACATAGTAGATATAGTTAATATAGTAGGTTATGTTTTAAGTCAAGATAATCAAGCATACGATGAAATTCAAAAACAAATAGCTGATGTAAATCAAGATGGGTTAGTAAATATTGTAGACATTGTAACTATAGTTGGTGCAGTTCTTAATGAATCAACACTAGGAGATATAATAATTAATGAGGCGATAGCATTATCTAGGTCTTCTAGCAGAACATCTTATCGAGATATAGATACTCCTTCAGGAAGAAGATCTTATGATATATCTTATTCATATATTGGAAGTGACTCTAGTGGTCAAAATTATATTTTTCCAAGAGATTTAAATTACTCAAATGATTTAAGAAATCTTTCTGATACTTCAGATGCAATATATGATAGTGGTAAATCAAATCTATATACATCTGTTATAAATAAAACAATAGGATCTCACATACCTTTTGTTTTTTCTCTTGATGGAGAAAATTCATCAGAACTAATGTTAGCAAGATTTAAAGAAAACTCATTTGAATTTACTGAAAAAGCTCCTAATGTTCATAGTGTTAACTTTGGTATAAGGGAAGTGTGGTAATATTTTTCAAGTGGTTTTGAATCTATCATTACTTCCCTCGATACCTAAAGTAGACATTAGTTTTACTACATCTAGATACCACTCTTCTAGTGTATTTTCTAATTCATAATCACTCATAATATCTTGCAAATCATTAATATCTTCAAGCTGTAGCTTGTATAAATCTAAAATATGTTGATTTCTTGAAACAATTCTTGCTCTTAATAACCCAACATTGGTTATTAACTCATCTGTAATTTTTTTCTTCTTAGCCATCTAGATCCTCCACAGGTATTTTATAATAAGGTTTATTATTATTTTTGTATCTCTCTATTGGATAATTATTTTGCCTTACAAGTCTTAATAATTTATCAAATGTAAAAATAAAATGTTCGTTTTTACTAGTAGAATATACGAACATTAGTAATCTGACTTCAGGAAAAAGTTTATTATTCCATTTCTTATATATATCTATATCATGCATTTTCATTTTAAGATAATCAGCACAAGACTTAACTTCTAAAAAATAAGGAATATCTTTAACTACCATTATAAAATCAGGAGTTCCTGTTAAAACAGAAGGTATATGATGCCAAACTCTATAAGCATCTTTTACATCTTTAGCGTTTAATCCATATCTAGCAATAAAATAACCTGCTTTAGAAAAATAAGACTCTGCTCTACTCTCTGCTTTTTCACCAATAGCACCTCTTTCTTTAAAGGTCATAAAAGTTCTCCTTGCAATATAAAGCTATCATACAAGCATCTGCTACATACAAGTTCATATTAACACTTGGAAACTTTTTTTGTGCCAATGCTTTTATATAGTTTTTTCTATCTCTTTTACTTTTAAATTTAGGTATCTTAAAATATTTCATCCATGCTTGAGGCGTTACCTCTTTATAGTATATATCTAAACCACAAAGAAGTCCTTTCCAAAATCCATAGTTTTCACCAAAAGAAAATGTAGACTTAACACCTTGCTTAGGCATAGAGTGTACTTTTTCTATAAGACAATAAACTTGTGGATATCCATCTACTCCATCAGTAATACTTTCTATAGTATCTCTAAGTATATTATGGTCAGGAACATATCTAATGGCTCTCCTACAGGACTTTTTTCCATTATCTATGATAATACCTACACCACCACTTTTACCTATGTCTACGCCAATATAAACTTCTTTCATCGTTTCCTCTTTTTTTATTTGTGGAGAACTGCAGACATCTATATCTAAATAATCATCTAATACTCTATACATTCTTTTACTTTTTTTCCTCTACATTTTGGGCAAGTTAACTTTTTACCATATCTTGGAAAGTGGTCATATATAAATATTTTATAATATTTATATTTACCCCCCATCCAAAAAGCCTCATATACATTATCACAAGACTCACAATATCTTAAAGATGTTTGATCTAGATGAGATTTATCTACATTATTCTTTGGAGTATAATAAAGAAATGGTACTGCATACCAACCATGAGTTTCTTTATCCCAATACTCCTTAGTAAATTTATGTGCCATATCCTGATTTCCTATAATGATCCTCTGATTGATATATCTTTACTTTGTCGCCATCAAAGCCTACATCTGATGTGCCTGATACACCATATCTTACTTTACTGCCTATTAGCTGTAGCTTGTTTTTACTATCTTTGTTCTCATCAAGTGATACTTTAAATGGATAGTATACAAATATAACATTTTCTGCTGACTGTTCAATTGATCCTGACTCTGCAAGATCTGACATTTTTGGTTTTGCATCAGCACCTGTTCTATATTCAACACCTCTGTTAAGTTGAGATACCAATACTGCTACTGAGTTTGTAGATTTTGCTAACCATTTGTAAGTATGAACTATCTCCTCTATCTGAAATCTTCTATCCTTTGAGGCATTCTTGGGTTTTATAAGCTGAATAAAGTCATCAAATATAATATCAGGCTGAAACTTTTGCACCTCAACACTAGCTTTTTCAAGAGTCTGTATGTTGTCAAACATCTGAAACTTGTCTTTATTGTACTTTTTCTTTATTCTGTCCATAGTCTTATTGATCTCTGCACTATCATTTAGATCACCTATCATACCTCTTCTAATTTTAAGATAAGACAATCTTTCACTTTCAAGGACTAATAGCTTTTTTATCATTTCAACATTTGTCATTTCTCTGTTGAAAACCATAACCTTTAAACCCTGATCAATACAAGCCTTAATCATATTTATAACTAGCGTTGTCTTTCCATGAGATGGTCTACCACCAATTATAGTGATCTCGCCCTTAGTCATCCCCCCACATAAATTATCAATACATATAAAGCCTGTAGACACTAAGCTATCTTTTGAGTTAGCAATACTGTCTATAGTCTTATCTACCAAGTCATCAATAGAATCACTTTTTTCTGAATGAGTGTTCATAAGAAATCCTATTTCCTGATGAGTATCTGTAAGCATTGACATAGCATCTTTCATGCTATCGTATGATGCATCTGCAATACCTCTGCATTTGTTAATTATATTTCTAAGTAGAAACTTATCTCTTACAATATTAGAGTGAAACTCATAATTCTCAACAAGAGATTCAGTAACTAAGTTAGAAACAAAATATGGAGTAACACCTGATTCTTTCATACTAGGAGTAATCGCAGAACAAACTGATACCAAGTCGATTGTTATATTGTCATCAGACATATCGCTTACTAGTTCGAATAACTTTCTACATGAAGAGTTATAAAACATTGAGGAATCTATTACTGATTTGACTACAGGTATACAGCTTGAATCTGCGATCATACTACCTATAACAGAGGCTTCAGCTTCTTGAGAGTGTGGGGGAGATTTTATAGACATAAACCTTTTCTTTCTTATTTATTGTTTGCCAAAATATATAGTAGCTACTGCTGATTGATACTGTTCGATAATTCATCTTTCAATACCTCCTTGAGTGTATTATCTTTTACATACTCTAGTACAACTTTATCTTTGTGTGTGTGATTCTTCAAATATATCTCACCATTTTCATTCCAACCATTTGCTTTTACAAAGCATGAAGGCAACTGTACTCTACCTCTACTATCTATTTTTATCTTTGCTATTAACATCATTCTCCTTTGTATTTTTCATCTATCTGTTTTTTAATTTTTTTAAATTCTCTTGTACAACAACTATTGCATAACTCATATGTGTTTTTAGTTATAGGAGTATTCCAAATATACTTTGCACCATATTTTGTTTCTGTACATTGGTGACACTTAAAACTCTCTTTATCACTTACTTTTCTTATTTCACTCATATTGTCTTTCTACATATCACTAGGGAGTAGGAAAGAAAGGTTATAGAAAAACCTACTCCCTCTTTTGTGATATCAGGATTGCCTAGCATGGCTCTACTAGACAGCTACAATTAAAAAGGTATATCTGAGTCATCTACCTTTAGTCCACCCTCAGACCATGATTGCCAACCTTTAACATTAGATGTAGTAACCCATTCTCCATCTCTGTTCTTCCATTTATAATCATCAATGTACGCCATGATTGGTCTACCTTTTATATCATCTTCAGATAGTACAGGGAATTGAGATACCTCTCTCTTTTCTCCATTTACATCAATCTGAACTTTTTCAGGCTCATGTCCTATTGCATTACAGAACTCAAGATACTCTTTGTTAGCACCTGAATTTGCTTTGAAATCATCACCATCTTTTGGTGTTAAGAACATAAAGATCCCTTTCATCTTCACCACTCTACCAACATAATTACTACCATTTATAATTCTACCATCTTTAGCAGTATATGTTTCATCACTACACTCTGTAGCAATCTCAACTTTACAGTTATATACTAGAGCCTTGTATTGATGTTTAACTCTAACCTCTTTTCTAATAACCTCAGTTATGTGGGCAGGATATAACTGCTTTGGTACAAGTATCTCTTTCTTAACATCTTCAAGTGGATCGTATATTCCAACAGTAAAGTCATTGTCTAAATCAAATGTGCTTACATCAGCCATTTCTTATTTCTCCTTTTTGTGTTTCTCTATTAATGCATCTAATTTCAAACATGATGATTTAAAATTAGATTTGTTTATCTTACCATCGTCTATGCTTTGCTGAACTTTGTTTGATATGTCATCTTTATTTAATTCACTCAACTTTTTACATTTATCATCTAGGATAGATATATCCTGAGATGTCAAAGTTAGATCCTGAATTTGTTTTCTATAAACATCATCAGCAATATTGCATAGCCTATTTACTGCAACTTTAAAACAATCAGAATTTGCAGATTTCATGTCATTACCAATATCTACATAATCTCCTGTCTGCCTGTTTGTTGCTATCCTATGAGATGCTACTGCATCAAAATATCTCACTATTCCTGATTCCTCAATAGTTAGTCTACCTTGAACGATAATCCATTTATCGCCTAACAACTCATAATTCTTGATTTCCCAACTCCAAATTGGAAAATTCTTGTTTAGCATATGCCTCATATAAGCCTCATCAACATAATCAAATCCTTGTTTCTGCTCAATGTAAGCAGAGGGTGTTTTTGACTCTGATAACAGCGTGTGCTTGTCAATTATTTTGTCATATGCATTTTTTGTTAATTTCATAATTTCAGTATTCACTATTTCCCTTTCTTGTTATCTTCTTCACATTGCTCATTAAAGGCACAATATTTACATTCCCAATCATATACAGGACTCATACCTTTTTCGAGCTTAGGCAACCCATTACGCTCCTTATTTAGCATTGTTTCCCAATACTCTCTAGCTTTGTCAATATAGGAGTGGTCAACCTCTTCCAATTTTAGGAATGAATTATCTTTTTTGTAATACAACATAAAGATTTTATCACACCTTCCAAACATATGCTCAACGCCTAATGCATAAGTACCAACTTGAAACTTGTGGTGTTCTTGTGCATTTGGATCAAGATTCTTTTTATGTCCAAACTTTTTAGAATACGAATATGTATTTATTGTTTTGATGTCTAGTAACATAATTTGCTCTTCGCCATCAACATCTAATTTCAATACTAAATCAGCGTGACCTTTAATTGGATACTTTGGATGTAGGTCAATAACTAATTCAGAAAACACTTGTTTGATTTTAAAATTCAAAATGTTCCCTTTTTATATATATTATATATA